ATTGATTTTAAAACTTGTTTTTTTTCTCGGCTCTCTTCCATTGAGACTGGTACAAAATCCGACATATAACGCTGTGCGCTTACAAGAGAATCAAACGCTGCATCATTAGCTGGCGTACTTAATCTAATCACTCTCATTTTCTTCTCCCTTTTCATTAAAATAATTGACATTACAATCCTCACAAACTAAGTCGTAATTAGCCAGCTCTTCTGGCGGATTATAATCATCGTCTTTCATGCCGTCACAATAACCACAAATATATATAGCCATTACCCCTCCTCAGAGATCGTTATAGTGTTCCTTTGCTCTTTCCTGGTGAGCCTCTATAGCTCTGCGCTTTTCAATATCTACAGCGACATAACCCGCTTTCTTTTCCTTTTTTGCAATAATCTTTCTTTGCGCTTCTTGTTTACATGGTACGCATTTAGACTTGCTGCCTTGCTGTACCCAAACTCTAGTGTAAGATCCACACTTGAGGCAACTTGCATCAGATATAAACCGATTAGTTCCAGATCTTAGCTTCCTAGAATGCTTCTCGTATCTAACACCTCGGTGCTCATGGTTTACCGGATTGAAGTCTGCTTCTATTGGAGTCATCAGAATGGTAACTCTTTATCAGCGTTACGCTCTGCTATAGCTTTCTGCTCTGTTCGCCACAACTCTAAAGCTAAACCTTCTACATGCTTTGCAAACGCATAACCACTAACAAAGTTATTAGACTTCATGTAGTTATTCATAGTAGCCATTAGGTCATACTCAAGCCAACCTTCTTGCAACTGTGCAGACATAGCGTCGAGAACGCTAGAGCCAGTTAGGTCGCCATTTTCCATTGCTAGGAGTTTAGTTTTCATAATGTTCTATCCACATAGTCAGATACAAATGATTTCAGAAGATCCTGCATATCAAGCTGCACTTCGTCATGTTCACGAGTGTACATTTTACGCAGCCAGTGGTGGATTAAACCACTCTCAATAATATAGTCTTCTAGTTCTTGGTGTAATGTGCCTTCGTGAATATCAGGATCTAAATAAGCATCAAGAAGATCATACTTGATTGCATCTATATTTATTTTAGCTGGCGGTTCTGGTGGTGCTACTCGTGCGGGGTTGTCTGGAATGTTGTTCATGTGATTGTCCTCCTCAGAACTGAGTACGAACTATAGTTTAATTTATTTAAAAAAACAATTAACGATTTGTAATAAACAAAACGCTTGCTATTCTATGTAAGCTGGATTACATTCATCGCTCACATCAATTGGAGGTATGTATGAAAGTAAGTTATGAAGAGTTAGTAGAGTTCTTTGGTTCACCTATGGAAGTGGCTGAATACTTTAACTGTAAAGTCCAGGCTGTCTATCAGTGGAAAGAAGACGTTCCCGACACTAGGGCTAGGGAATTTAAATTAGTTAAGGAGCTAAGGAGTTCAGCATGTCAGCAGAGCGCATAGTTTCTAAGTTATCATTATGCAAAGAGGTTAAATCGAGAGGTAAGAACAAAAGATCTTGGATTGCCTGCTGCCCAGCGCACGATGATAAAAGCCCATCGCTGTGTATAGATGTCGGTGAAAACGACAATGTTTTAATTCATTGTTGGGCAGGTTGTACTTTTGAGGAGGTTTTGTCGTCTATTGGTATGAATATGAGTGCTGCGTTTCCTGATGATGGCTATCGCCAGGAGAGTTTCCGAAGGAAGCCATGCAAGGATAAAGACTTTCATGAGTTTGTATTGCATATAAGCGAACAAGACCGTTTACACAATAGAAAGCAAACTAAAGCTGACAAAGAGCAAGAGCTTGAGTCATATAACTACTTGAGAGGCTCTGTATGAGCGCACAAGCGACATTCTGGGCTTGGGGTATACAAGTGCCTTCCTCTGAGAAGTTAGTGCTTCTGTGCTTATCAGATTGTCACAATGGTGATACAGGTCAGTGTAATCCTAGTGTGAATTACATCGCTAAGAAAACATCGCTAGATAGAAAAACTGTATTGAAAGCTTTACGTCTTTTAGATGAAAAAGAATTACTCAGCAGGGTCAAAGTTGAAGGTTCCAGTAATCAGTATTTTCTAGCTATAGGGGGTAGCCCATTAACGGTACTGGGGCAGACCCATATTTCCTCAAAAGCAGTACCAAATTTGGGACACAAACCTATAAGTAAATCTAAAAAGAACCTACACTACGAAAATAGTGATCTTGAAACAGCAGAAACGATCTACAATTTGATCTTAAGTTTGAATCCAAGGCATCGAAAACCAGCTATGGAATCTTGGGCTAATGAGATCAGATTGATGAGAGAAAAAGATAGCTATTCTCATAGCGAGATACTAAGTTTATTTAGGTTTGCCAATAGCGATGATTTTTGGAAGTCAAATATCTTGAGTCCGAAGAAATTAAGAGATAAGTGGGATGTATTAACGATTAAGAAAGGCGATAGCAGACAGCAAGAACCATCAATATGGGTGTAAAGAGCCAGATAAGGGGTGTAAAGTTTTCCCTTAAATGGCTCTTTTTTAGCGGTAAGTTGTGTTAGGAATAACGGGAGAGAGAAATGCAAAAGATTGATATTACGGATAAAGAGTTATTAGGTTTTATTGGTAAGCAAGAGAGTCAAGAAATTGGCACTTTTGATTCTTATGGAGATAGGTTGCTGAAGCAGTTGGAGGGTGGTAGTGGTTTGGTTGGCGATAAACTACCCTGGTCAAAGACTCATAGCGCTGTAAGGTTAGGGCAGGGGCAGCTATCAATATGGTCAGGAATTAATGGGCATGGCAAGACACTTTTGCTGAGTAATGTTTTTACTTACTTGATGGCTAGAGGTCGCAGGTGCTTGGTAGCGTCAATGGAAATGAAGCCAGAAGAAACACTGCAATGGATGTGCTCACAAGCAGCAGGCTGCTCACCATCGAAAGATTTTGCGCTAGGATGGCTGGACAGGATGAAAGAGGTAGGGCATATCTATGATTGTTTGGATAAAGTTCCACAGGAGCGTGTATTGGGGCTTGTACACTATGCCGGACAGGAGCTTGACATCAACCACCTAGCGATAGATAGTTTAACCATGTGCGGCGTTGGTCGTGAAGACTACACAGCTCAAGGTGAGTTTGTTAACCAGTTGAGAGCAGCCGCTAAAATGTACAACATGCACATCCATTTAGTGTGCCACATGCGTAAAGGTGCAGATGAGAATGAGCAGGTAGGTAAATTCAGTATTCGAGGTGCTGGTGAAATATCTGATCTAGCGGATAAGGTTTTTGTAGTGTTCAGAAATAAAGCTAGAGAAAAAGCAATAGCGATAAGAGATGACCCGAATAACAAGTATCCTTTTAATGAAAAGTACTTAACTGAGCCAGACGTTTACCTTAAGCTTGTTAAAAACAGGCAGGATGGGACTGAGTTAGATTTTGGGTTATACTTCCACAAAGATAGTATGCAGTTCACAAGCAGAGAAGGCAAAGCGATGCCGCTAGAGGGGAATGTAGGTGATTACTAATATACATCAAAAAAGATACGATGAAGTTAAGAACGATCCGGTAAGAGTTGACCTTTACGATCGTGTTAAAAGCTACTCAGGAAAAACAGCAAGAGAATATGCTGATGATATGGACAAGCGGCCAAGCGATATTAACAGGCACTTGAGATCAATGGAGAATGGCGGGTTAATTTACAGTGCGCCTTTGCCAAAAAATACAAACGTCCACGGATGGCACATCAATACGCTGGACATGGAAGCCAAGAAAACAAAAATTGTAACGCAATTATGGAATCGAAATTTAAAACTGTGACTACTAGCAGCCGAGCAGGAAAGACTAAAAACTTAGAGTGGAGAAATAACTTCATTAAGATTCACTCTGTGGTTAAACGATTAGCGCCTATGTTTGGCTACGATCATAGCTCTGAGTGCTGGGCATCGCCAGAAAGAAAGTTGATGTTATCTGTTATTGAGTTGGCCCTAATTGATAAGCACAATTGGGATCAGGTTATGATGCGTCAACCATCACAAGAGGAGCGTAAGCTGATTAACAATGCTGAAGGCTACCTGGATGGAGAGCTTTGGCACGCAGAGGTTTGCGGAGTTGATTCTGATTACGTAAAAAGAGTTATTAGGGAGGAAGGGCTATGAATTTTAACGATGGTATGACACGGAAAATGATAAAGCTTTTAGATCATACAGAGCTAACAAACACCGAGATAGCCGAAGCAGTCGGCGTTCATCGACAAGATGTGGAAAGGTTCAAGCGCCGCAGAAACGAGCCAGTATCATTATCCGATGAAGAATTAGCTTGCACTCAGACTACCGATGGCTTTATGTCTTACTTAGGAGGTGGTCGAATTGATTGAATTTAAAGTGGCTGAGAAATGCCAATTGCACGCAGCAATTCTAAATGCACCGATTGAGTACAGCAAAGAAGGCTATACGGTCACAATTACGGCGATTAGCGCCGGAGAAAATCCGAAAGCTAAATCTCAGAAAGATGTTTTTCAATTATGGTGCGGATTGTTAGCTGAACAATTAAATGATGCAGGTATTGATCAGCGTGTTGTACTTGCTGCAATGAAAGATGGTTTTGAGATCCCTTGGCAAGGGGTGACAATTCATGAGAATCTTTGGAATCCAATTCAAGCTGCGGTGATAAGAAAAGCATTTGCTAAGGACTTGCCGGTGGATGAGTACAATAAGGTGTACAACATATTGTACAAGTGGCTATCTAGCCTTGGCTGGCCTTGTCCAGCTTGGCCTAATCGCTGGAATGCGGGAGTAAAGTAGAATGTCTAACGTAATTAATTTTAAAGATCATATTAATCTTGATTCATTGAGTGAATTTGAAGCAATTTTGCTGCAAGCAATAAAAGATTCTCAAGCAGTTGAGTTTGATCCGATACAATTTGTACTACTAGCGGTTTCACCGACCGACGACGAGCAAACTTCGCTTGTTTATAGTTTTAACCCGCACGACGAAAGTATGATGACAGCAATTGGTTACTTAACCACACTTGTAGCGCACGCAAATAACTTACACATGGAGGAATTGGGCGATGATCAGTGAGAGTTTACTAGAATTTTGTGAGTCAGAACCACAACGAAGAGCAGTCCAGGCTAGGATTGATACCAATACGGTTAAAGAGGCAGCAGATTTAATAGGTATTAGCGTTAGGAATGTGCAAGTTAATGTCGCTAACGTCAAAAAGAGCGCTGCAAGACGTGGCTGGTCGCCTGAGCACGATATGACTCGCACAGTTCCCGATGGTTTTGTCGCTAAAGGTGTTTCCACGCTATACGGCGATGACGGACAAGTCAAAATACAGTGGGTTAAGAGTAATCTGGCACATGAGGATCAGTTAGAGGCAGTAAAACGTGCACTTGACACGTTTATTGAGTACCAAAAAGGTAAATCACCGTTTGTACCTAAGCCGCAGAAGAAAATTAAGGGTAATGAGCTGGCCGTAGTCAACATTGGTGACTCGCATTTTGGAATGCTGGCAAGTGAAAGCATTAGTGGTGATGATTATGACCTGGAGATCGCTGCTCAACGTCATAAAGACGTGTTTATGCGGCTTATGAATAACGCACCAGACTGCGAAACGATAGTGATTAACCAGTTAGGTGATTTTTTTCACTCAGATAACTTTGAATCTACCACTACAAAAGGCACTAGAGTCGATACAGATGGTCATTTAGAGGAAATCTTTGCAGTTGGCCTAGAAGTGTTATCGTTTATCACTGAGGAAGCCTTAAAACGGTACAAAAACGTAATTGTAAGACACGTTAAAGGTAATCACGACTCAGTGCTTAGCATGGCGATAAAAGCTCACCAGCAAGCGTACTGGCGCAATAACAAGCGAGTTAAAATTGAAATGAGTGATGCACCCTGTTGGGTTTTTGAATGGGGAAAGACTGCATTTCTTGTGTCACATGGTCACGCACCCAAACCAAACAAATTAGCTGAGTATTTTACAGCCAAATACCCTGAAATCTGGGGCCGAACTAAGCACCGATACTGCTACCACGGCCATATCCATAGCAAAAATACGACAATGGAGACTTACGGCGGGTGTATTACTGAGTCGTTTGCAGGTTTGCCAAGTTCTGATAAGTGGCACAATGAGCAGGGATATGTTAGCGGTCAATCTATGTGCTTGATTGTATTGGACAAAGAAAAAGGCGAGGTTAGACGGTCTACTGAACGACTGTAGGTACTAGTCTACATCGTTAAATAGACAATCTATGAACTGATCATAAATAACACTTTTAACAGTGTCGGAATTGCCCGCATGCAGGGCTGTTTCGATCTGTTGAATTTGCTCTTCACTAAATGTTAGCACTGCTCTATCGAGTATCGATCTAACGTAATTAGGCTCACAATCTGTAGATATTAATGATCTGGCCCTATGGCTTAGGTCATACCAGTTTACTGCTTCTATAGACATACTATAATTCCTTATATTCCAACAAATCGCTCCATTGAAATTGTAATTTTAAAAAAAATCGCTCCATTGAATTGTACTCTCGTAACCCTTCTGAATGCCACTAAAAAAAGTAAAAAAATCATTGTTTTAAGTGATAAAAAGTGTAAGCTGGCTTTTCTTTTTACTGATTAGGAGCTTTAAAAATGAAGTTATTGACCACGACAGGAAATACCAAAGTTAAAAAAACCAATAAAGACAGCGAATATTTGATGGCTAGCCTATCAATGATGCCCGATTCTATTTTATGCCCACAGTCTAAAATTGCAGAGTGCTTTGATCCGTGCTTAAAAAGCGCTGGGTTCGCTGGAGTGTATAAGACTGTTAACGAGGCAAGGCAGCGCAAAACAGATTATTGGCATAACGATAAAAAAGGGTTTTTGCAGCAATTAGAGCGTGAGCTAACAAACCATGTTAAAAACTGCGAGAAAAAAGGCAAAAAACCAGCATGCCGATTAAATACCATAAGCGATATAGTATGGGAAAAAACAGGCATTATTAATAAGTTTTCTCAAATTACGTTTATCGATTACACCAAAAACGCTAGCAGATTAGGTAAAACGCCAGAAAATTATCACCTTATTTTTAGTTTCAGTAATGCGCCTAAGTATCAACTAAGCGTTAAAAAGGCATTTAAAACCGATTCGCCAATAGCGGTGGTCTTTAAGGGCAGATTACCTGTCAGCTTTAATGGTAGACAAGTAATTAACGGCGATAAGTCAGACTTAATTAATTCTCTATCAGGCAAAGGCAAAATTATCGGCTTGCTAGCCAAAGGAAAAGCTCGCAAAGATGGTGGAAATTTTGTAGTTAACCCAGACTTAATCGCAATAGGATAAATAAAAATGACTGAACTAGACAGTGCAACATACAGTGACTATAACGACCAAAACCAACGCGGCGACCTATGGACGCGCTATAAAATATACTGCCACTGCTTGGAAGGCACTGGCGCTTACATAAAATCATACGATGAATGGCTAAATTCATAAGGGGATCTAAAATGATTACTGTTTACATTGATTACGGAACCGCAACCGAGAAGCTCGCAACTTTTGAGAGTGAATCAACTTTTATTGATTGCTTGCCTACCCTTGAGCGTATAGCTAAGGATACCAGAGGCGCTATTGTTGAAACTTGGGAGGTTAAATAATGATATATGAAGACACTGAATTCCCATTTGATGAAATAAAACTACCGAGCGGTGATTACTTTGAAACCGTGGATCAGGCAATGCAGCAAACTGGGTTAAGCGTTGATCACGTATGGTCTGTAACATATGACGACCACGAAGACGACGAAAACGCTCAAGTGTATATCACTGGGCCGAGTCATCATTACTGCAATCTCATTGGGTATATAGTCACAGAAAAGCCGCACGATGGATTAACCATTTACATCGAAACCGAGGTGTTTGTTTAATGGAAGACTACACTTCGCTCGCCATCCTCTCAATTATTGGGCTTTTTTATATAGCTTTAATTACTGATTTGCTATTGTAAGACAGCTTACAATCCAGTTATAATCCCAGTGCGGCTAATCTTGGCCGCATTATGGGAGAATCTTATGCACGATCCAGCACCTATCGAATACCAAACCGCAACTAAAATCAAAACTGACTATGGATATACTGTAGATTGCTACGGTGATATTGACGAAGAGTCTGTTGTCACAATGGTCTTTGATGATGAAAACTTCGACGGTATCAGCGATTCAAACTTTAAGACGTGGTCTGAAGCTGTCCAAGAGATATCAGACTTTGCCGAGTTAAGAGGCTTAATACTTTTAGAGCTGGAGGCCGAGTGATGATTAAACTACAAACCAACCCACTACCAAAGCAGCCAATGTTTCACACGAACAAGAGCTTTCGAGAACTAGAGCAGTTTATCGATGACACTTACGGAGGTGATCCGCAGATGCTGGCCGCAGCGTTCCAAGTAATGATGTTTACCCTGAATACCTGTCATCATATTGTTAACGAACTATCTGAGGAGTTATAAGAATGATCAGCATCAATGAAGCGACAATAATAGTTAAGAACGCCACGGCCTTTAAAGACTTTGATCATCTGGTTAATGCTGGCGGCGAGTACAGACCGTCTTTTATGCTTTCGCGTCCTGCAGGCAAAGCTAAGTATTGTATCGAGCAACGTGCTGAGCTTGAGAAGCTGGCTGACCTGTACGACCATTACCAAGAGAGCCGAGGTGATGAGCGCCGAGCGTATCGTTATTGAATTTTACTGTTCGTCCCAGGGGAATTTTCTCTCCAGGTAAACTTATTAAAACTATTTGCATTATCTGGTATCAAGTCTAAGCTATTAATTCAACTAACCAAGGAGTAACACGATATGAACAACGACAACAACAGCATCAAGCGTAAACCTTTCACTATGGCAACCAAGCACGAGGATATAGAACTGGAGCCATTCAGCATGGGCAGCTTCGCGCAGATTATCGCATCAATGTTTACCATCGGCAGCGCTCTTCTAATATTCATAGCGATTATGGATGGCCGTATATTCTAAGTATTACTGCACCATCCTAAGCCCAGTTTAATAGCTGGGTTTTTTTATGCCTACAATTTGGTGACAGCATGACAGATTTATATTCTGCTGTAAGCCCAGTAACAATGCCAAGACCTGCTGCGACTGTGACTGATAACAGTGACTGTAAATAGC